GTATTCTCCGCCTGTTCAATGAAGGGCATCGCATGGAGCCAGTCTTAACAGCTGAGTTGAAGAAGCTGGGCATTGTTGTCAAGAATGATCAAGCTAGTGTGTCAGGTGTTGCAGGTCACTGGAAGGGTCACATCGATGGAGAGGGTGTGTTCCACCCTGGCTCTGAGTTCTTTGAGACATACAAGGGAATGACATTCCTTACAGAGTTCAAGACTCACAATGACAAGTCATTCAAAGACCTGTTAAAGAACAAAGTTAAAGTATCAAAGCCTGGCCACTATGATCAGATGCAAGCCTATATGGGCTATCGCAAATTGACCAAAGCTCTGTATATGGCTTACAACAAGAATGACTCAACAATCTATCTTGAATGGGTAGACTTTGATGAGGCGCACTTCAAAGAGCTACAACGTAAAGAAGCGGAAGTGATCATGCTTGAAGTTCTTTCAGACCGAATTGGCAACAACCAACCAACTTGGTTTGAGTGTAAGCTTTGTGACGCTCGTCAAGTTTGCTTTGACAAGAAGCCAATGAAGCGTTCTTGCAAGAACTGCAAGCATGTTGATGTTGAAGACAATGGCATTTGGCGCTGTACTTATGCAAATGTTGTATGTGATGATTTCAAACCATGTGATCAATATGAAAAGGATGAAATGTTTTGGGAATTGAATTAAGATATTATCAAGCAGAGTCAACACCAGCTATTGCTTCATACATCTTTACAAAGCCTGGCAAGAATCCAATTGTAGCATACCCTACTGGTGCTGGCAAATCATACTGTATTGCTGACTTTATTCAATGGGCTAATGAGCGTGGTGCTAAGGTTCTAGTTTTATCCCACGTGTGGGAAATCCTAGACCAGAACTACAAGTCAATTGAGAAGTTCACTGGCAAGAAAGTCAGCATGTATTCAGCATCTGGTGGTAGAAAAGAGATTGGTGATATTACGGTAGCAGGCGTTCAGTCTGCTTATCGTAACCCAGAGCTTTTCAAAGACTTTGACTTTGTTGTTATTGATGAGTGCCATCGTGTATCATATGACCCTGAGTCAATGTACAGAAAGCTACTCAGAGAACTTGAAGCAACTGTCATTGGATTCACCGCTACATACTATCGCCTTGGCACTGGCTACATCTATGGCAAAGGTGATGAGCATCTATTTGATGATGTTATTGTTGACTGGACTAAGAAAGAGAAGTTTGTTCAACTTGTCAAAGAAGGATTCCTGACTCCGCTTACTGCTGAGGGCACATCATTTAAGATGGATGCTGAGGATGTAAGGATGACAGGTGGTGACTTCAACCTCAAAGACTTGGCTCAGAAGTATGACAGAAAGGCTGTCACTGATGCTATCTTGAAAGAGATAGTTGAGCGAGGCAAAGACAGAAAGCAATGGTTGTTGTTTGCTATTGATATGGATCACGCTGATCACATAGCAGAGTGGTTGAACAGAGAAGGTATTCCAACAATTGTTGTTCACAGTCGAATGCATGAGTATGGATTTGACCGTGACAAGGTTATCAATGATATTAAGAATTTCAAATATCGTTGTGTTGTTAACGTTGATGTATTGACAACTGGCTTTGACCATCCAGCAATTGACTTGATTGGTGTTCTACGCTTGACTGAATCACCAGTGCTTCATGTACAAATAGCAGGTCGTGGCTCACGTACTTATGAAGGCAAAGAGAATTGCCTGATACTTGACTTTGCTGGCAACTTTGAAAGACTTGGGCCAATCAATGACCCATTGATCAAAATCAAAGGCAAGGGCAAAGGTGGTGGTGAGCCAATCATGAAGGAGTGTCCAAAGTGTAACCTATTGGTTCACGCAGCTGTTCGCATTTGTGAACGCTGTGGATACAAATTCCCTAGAGAGCATGGTTTGACTCCTAATGCAGCCAATGCTCATATCATTGATGATGGACAACCTCATTGGTTGAAAGTAGACCATGTCACATATGAACAAAAGCCAGGATTTGGGAAGCCTACAACACTGGTTGTTAAGTACCACTGCGGCTCACGGGTTATCAAAGAGCACATCTGCCTTGAGCACAGAGGGTTTGCAAGACAGAAAGCCCATCACTGGATTAAGTACAGAGGCGGAACACCAACCAAAACAGTTGCTGAGTTCATGCCACAAACAGAAACTCTGAAACAAGCTATTCGTATCAGAGTGGAGAAGAAAGGCAAATATTTCAATATAACCGAATCCGTATTTAGTTAATAAAAAGGGCTAAAAAGTTATAAGAAATTTGTCAAAAACGCTTCCCTTAAACAAGCCTATAGGTTATATTTAAGTCCTAGCCTAAAAGGTTATTTAGTTTTTCCCCTAACAAATACAACTGGAGAGTATCCCATGCCTGAACAAGTTAATGAAAATGAAGTAGAAGTTGCAATCCGCGAAGCATTTGACGCAGCACATGAAGCTGGCAAAGAAGAAGATGCAATCAAACTTGACATGATCTCTGCTGGTGCAACGTTCAAAAACGTTACACGCCTGTTCAACCAATTCATGGTTGATGCTGGTCTAGCAGTAAGCAAAGAAGAAAAAGAACAGAAGCTTCTTGAAGCAGTTGAAGGTGTTGACCTTTCAACTGAAGAAGGTTTTGATGGCGCTGTTGCTACTCTTGCTGAAGCAATCAACGGCACTGAAAAATCTGCTGCTGCTCTTATTCGTGCTTACGCTAAGAAAAATGAGCTTGAAGTGTTCAAGAAATCAAAAGGTGGTAACGGCGGTGGCAAACAAGGTTTTGCTGGCAAGTTCTATGCCTTCCTTGTTGCGAACCCAACTTGTTCAAAAGAGCAAGCAATTGCGTTCATCCAAGGTACTGATGGCAACGAAGAAACATCAGAGAACGTTAAGCGTCACCAATCTCACTACCTAGCAATCCACGCTATGGTAAACCAAATTGCTGGTGTTGAAGCTACTACTGAAGCATAAGCATAGATGATACTCTGGGCACGTATTTTATCAACCCATCCATGTAACTGATAATTGACCAGAGTTGATTCGAAACTGGGAAGCTGAAAAGCTTCCCATTTTCTTTATTACATGGAACTAAAAATATGGTTATACTTGGAGCAGGGCTTACGGGATGCCTCGCAGGATATGCGTTCAAAAATGCCGTGATACATGAATACTTAGACACACCGAATACTCATAAAGCTTTACTCCGCTTTCGTACTGACAAGGTTAGCCAGCTGACTGGAATACCTTTCAAGAAAGTTAAAGTGCACAAGGGCATTTTCTATATGGGTGAGTTTGTTCAGCCTAGTTTGTTCTTGAGTAACTTATACAGCTATAAGGTTACTGGAGGTTATTATGACCGCAGCATTAGTGACATTAGCAGTTCTGTACGTTATGTGGCGCCTGCTAATTTCCATGAGCTTATGCTCAATCATCTTGATAATCGTATTTCTTATGGTAGTAATGCGAACTTGAGTGAATTGAAGCGACCTGTTGTCAGCACGCTTCCTTTGCCAATCCTAGCCAGCAAGCTTGGGATTGAGACTCCAATCAAGAAAGCGGAAAAGCAAAAGCCTATATATGTCTCAACACGAGAAATCAAAAATTGTGACATGTATCAGACTGTTTACTTCCCTGGCAATACGCCAATATACAGAGCGTCAATTACTTGCAATCAATTGATTGTTGAGTCTGTTGCCCCTGTTGGTGATACAGTGATTGATGAGCTATTGACAACTCTTGGGATTGTTAGTGACTTCAACACTGTAACAAGCCACTACCGTCAAGAGTTTGGCAAGTTTGTTCCGCTTGAGGAGGAATACAGAAAAGACCTGATGTACAAAATATCATCAGAGCACAATATCTATTCTCTTGGTCGCCACGCTACATGGCGCAAAGTCCTTTTGGATGATGTAGTACAAGACATTGATCGAATTGAGTCAATGATGAAAACTTCAGCTTACGATAGAATGCTAGGAATCAGAAAATGAAAGTAACACTAATTGCACATACTACAAACCCTGTTGACACTCTAATCTTCACAAAGAACACTCGTTTGAATATGGGTGTTGATATGCTAGAGAATGTAATTGGCATGTCGGAAGAAGCAAAGAAAGAACAGCTTGAGTACATGGTCAATACAATCAAGTCAAGCTGGGAATTTGTAGACTTCACATTCTGCATCGAAGGCGTATCACGCGCCTTTACTCATCAGTTTGTTCGCAACCGCACTGGTAGCTATGCACAGCAAACTATGCGTATACTTAACATGGATGGCTTTGAGTACATCACTGGACCAGGCATCAAGACTCCATTGCAAAAAGCTATGTATGATGATGCAATGGAGATGATTCAAGAAGCATATGATGACCTTGTTTCAGCTGGTGTTCCGATTGAAGATGCTCGTGGCATTCTCCCTACAAACATCTCAACCAACATCACTGCCAAGTTCAACCTCCGCTCTCTGAGTGACATGATGGCTTCTCGTGCAAGCTCTCGTACACAGGGCGAGTATCGTGAAGTGATGGATGCCATGTACAATTGTGTTGTAGAAGCATTCCCTGAGTTTGCAGAGTTCTTGCGTGATGGCAAGACATATGCACTTAATCGTTTGGAATCAATCATCCATGACAAGTTTGATGGCACTGATGAGCTAATTCCTTACATCAAATTAATTGACCAAGTACGCAACGCTAAGTAATGATGACAACAACAGAGAAATTGGAGATGATTATGAGCGAACCAACATTTGCAGAAATGGCAGCACAAGATAATCACGGTGGCAAAGCCGAGCGTTATGCAATTGCCGTTGACCTTGATGGTACACTAGCGGAATACCATGGGTGGAAAGGTGTTGAGCATATTGGCAAGCCTGTCCCTGCTATGGTTGAAAAGGTTAAACAAGCTGTCAGCGAAGGGAAAGAAGTGTGGATTTATACAGCTCGCGTATCTGACCCTGCTGAGTCTGATTTAGCAGATATGGCAATTAGAAAGTGGTGTGATCACTATAACATTCCAATTGTAGATATTACTGCTACCAAGCACAAGTTCTTCAAAGAGTTTTGGGATGACCGTGCTGTTCAGGTTATGCCAAACACGGGTGAGTTCCTTGGTGAGACTCCAGCAGTCGGTCTTGGCAATCTTACTGATCAGCTTATTTGTGAGCAACTAGGTATCACAGAGAAGGCTTTAAAGGTTGCCCGCTTGATGTCACTACCAGTGTTCCAATATCAACATGGCGGAAGCCACTACAAGGACTTGGTGATTGAGCCTGGTGTTATCAATGCAGCAAATGACCTTAATGGCATGGAAGGTAATGTAATCAAGTATATCTTGCGCTACAAAAATAAAGATGGTGTAAAAGACTTGAACAAGATTCAACAAATGGTTCAAATGATCAAGGAGACAAAATATGAAAACATTGATTGATCTATTCAATCTAGGGATGATGCGTAACTACAGCGAAATCCTACAATCAAAAGAAGGTTTGGTATTGAATCTTGGGGCTGGCAATAAACACATTGATGGTGCTGTTCCGCTTGACTTGGCAATGGGCTGGGATGCCAATACAATGAGTATTCCTGCTGAAGATAATTCAGTTGATATGATTCACTGTTATCACTTGCTAGAGCACGTTGAGAACATTCTGTTCCTAATGACAGAGATTCGTCGAGTGCTAAAGCCAGGTGGTCACATCAACATTGTTGTTCCTTACTACAACAGCCATATGCAGGCTAGTGATATTACACACTGTAATGTATTCACAGAGCGTACATTTGAAAAGCTCTACACATACACTTACTACAAAACAAAGAAACTTGAGCCTATGGATATTGTCACAAACTTTATCATGGGTGATTGTGAACAGAATTTAGCGCTGATGATTCAACTACGTAAGCCTTTATCTGAAAAGTAAAATATAATATAATATAAGCCTCTGCAAAGAGGCTTTTAACTAACCGGAGAATACTCATGGAAAAAATTGTAGTAGCGTTTGATACAGAGACAACAGGTCTAATCAAACCAGAAGTTCAGGAAATGGAAAAGCAACCTGAAATCATTGAGCTTTACATGGCAAAATTGGTTCATCGCTCAGATGGTGTCATCGAGAAGATTGATGAAATTGATACTTTCCTCCGCCCTCAATTTGGTGAGGTGTCACAGGAGATTACTAAGATCACTCACATCACTCCAGAGATGGTTAAAGATGCTCCATTGTTCTGTGAAGTGTTTCCACAGATTGCTAAGTTCCATGTTGGTGTTCATGCTTGGGTTGCTCACAACTGTGCATTTGATACAGCAATGATGGCAAACGAGATTTCTCGTATTGGTAAGATTGTACACTTCCCATTCCCACCAGAAAAGGTTTGTACAGTTCAAAAGACAATGCACATTGAGCAACGTCGTATGTCTTTGAGCAATCTTTACCAACACTTGTTCAATGAGCAGTTCCCTGATGCTCACAGAGCAAAAGCTGACGTAACAGCAATGATTCGTTGTTACAAACACCTATGTGCAACAGGAGTAATCAAGTAATGATTCATCTAGCGTTACAAACTGAATTCTCTTTCAAGCAGTCATTTCTGCATATGAAAAACATTCATGAGTACGCTACTGATGGTGTTGTTGGGGTCGCTGACCTCAACAATACTTTTGGTCACGTACAACTTGAGAAAGCGAGTAAGAAGCATGGCTTTAAACCAATCTATGGCGTTCGCTTATTCTGTCTACCTGATGATAGCAAGCAACGCAATGCATCGTTGCCTTGGATATTCATTGCCAAGAATGCCAAGGGTCTCAAGCGCATTTATGAGCTTACATCCAAAGCATTTGACAACTTCTACTACATCCCTCGACTCAACTATTCAAACCTTACCAGCTTGGATGATGTGGTCGTTATATCTCCAATTGCTCACGAGAAAGCCAACTGGACTTATTGTGGACAAGCTCATCCAAACAACATCGCACAGGATGGAAAGAAGGTCGCAATTGTTACCAATAACTATCCAAAGCTCAAAGACAAAGACGTGTACCAACTCCTTGCAGGAGCACGTAAAGGTCGAGGTGACGGGGTGGTGCATAGCTTCAACTTAGAAATCTATCCTCAACACATCCTTTCAGAAGCGGAATGGATGGCTGAGTATGGTGATGAGTTTGCTGTTTCACTAACTCGTGAAATCGCAGATCAAATTGAGCATTTTGACATTCCAAAAGCTGGCATGGTTCACTGGGATGGTGATCATGATTTGATCAAGGCTATGGACTTCTCAAAGACAAAAGATGTTTGGGATGAACGCTATGAGCAGCGTCTTCACAAAGAGCTTAATCTGATCAAAGAGAAAGACTACACAGACTACTTCTTAATTACTCAAGATATGATTAAGCAAGCCAAGCGTACAATGATGGTTGGGCCAGCACGTGGTTCTTCCGCTGGTTCGCTTGTCTGCTACCTGATGGGCATCACAGAAGTTGACCCAATTGAGCATGACCTAATCTTTGAACGTTTCATTGATATCAACCGTCACGACTTGCCTGATATTGATGTGGACTTCCCAGATGCTAAGCGTGAAAACGTAGTTAAATATCTGAAGCGCAAGTATGGGCAAAACAAGGTTCGCTGTCTAGCTAACATCAACCGTTTGAAAGCTAAGTCAGCAATTGGGGAATTTGCCAAGTCATTGGAGATACCTGCTTATGAAACAAGTGAAGTTAAAGATGCTATCATTGAACGAAGCTCAGGTGATGCACGAGCCGCAATGTGTATTGCAGATACATTCGATACCACGGAGGCAGGGCAAAAGTTTATTGAGCGCTATCCGAATATGCGCCTTGTCAGTGAAATCGAAGGGCACGCATCTCACGCCGGAAAGCATGCAGCTGGAATCTTGGTTGCTACTGAAGAGCTCACCAACTATGGCTCGCTCAACAGCCGTGACGACATTATACAGATGGACAAGAAAGATGCTGAGTATCTAGGTCTATTGAAGGTTGACTGCCTTGGCTTGCGTACTCTTTCAATTCTTGAAGAAGTAGCGGAACAGCTAGGCAAGCCATACAAGTGGTTCAATAGCATTCCAACAGATGATGAAGCAACATTCAAGATGATGTCAAATCTCCGCTTGAATGGTGTGTTCCAGTTTGAGGGACAGGCACTTCAAATCATCGTGAAACAGATGGGAGTAAATAATTTTGATGACATTGTTGCAATCACTGCTCTTGCTCGTCCTGGCGCTCTTAACTCTGGTGGTACTGCTCGATATATCAAGTATTCCACTGGTGAAGAAGAAGCGACATACTATAGTGACACTCATCGCTCTATCACTGGTGATACTTATGGCATTGTAGTTTATCAGGAACAGATGATGAACATGGCTCGTCTAATTGGTGGGCTGTCTTGGGAAGATACATCTGACTTGCGTCGTGCAGCTTCCAAGTCTATGGGTGATGAGTTCTTTGGTCGATACAAAGAGAAGTTCATCAAAGGTGCTATGGCTAGTGGTGAGTATGATGAAGCAACTTGTGAACAAATGTGGACAGACATATCAGCGAGTGGTTCTTGGTCATTCAACAAATCCCACGCTGTTTCTTATGGTCTTGTTAGTTACTGGACTGCTTACTGTAAGTGTCACTATCCTGCTGAATTTGCTGTCGCTTGTCTTAACCATGCTACTGATAACGACGCTGCAATAAAGCTGTTACGCGACTTTGTGGTTCACGAGAACTTTGAATATGTTCCGGTTGACCCTGACTTGTCACTACTTGGATGGAGTTGTCATGATGGACGAACGCTTGTTGGAGGGCTTACAAACATCAAAGGAATTGGGCCAGCTAAGGCTAAAACAATTCTTAGAGCAAGAGAAGGAAAGGCAAAACTTACTCCAAGCCTCTTTAAAGCACTATCAAACCCAGCAACTGAACTCGATGTGCTATTCCCAGCTCAGCACTATTTTGGATTCCTGTATACAGACCCAGTGTCCTCAACAGGCGGAGCTGTTGACAAAGTCCATTACATCAGGGATGTCGATGGCAAAGGTGAGTATGTCATCATCGGGAAACTTGTTGATAGAAACTTGCGTGACCTCAACGAGCAAGTGTTCCTTGAGAAGCGCGGTGGTGAGCGCATTGAGACAGACCGATTCTATCTCAACTTTAAGTTGGAAGATGATACCGACATGGTCAGCTGCAAGATTGGTCGCAAGCAATATGAAGCAATTGGACGGGAAATTGCAGAGACTGGTCGAGTGGGCAAAGATTGGTACTTACTACGTGGAACTATAAAAGGCGACTGGCGCACAATTGAAGTGTCAGAGATTATTAACTTAAACCAATACTATAAGGTCAACCCAAATGGATGAGCATGAGCTATTTATTCGAGACAATGCTGGACACCTCCGCTACTGGAAGTGTTATGAAGTCGCAGGTGGGATTGAAATCGAGCACGGTGTTGTTGATGGGACTCCACAGTTCCAGTTCGAATCAATCGAAGATGGCAAGGCTGGACGCAACCAAGATGAGCAAATTGAATCGCGAATCAACAGCCGTGTCAACAAGCAGCTACAGAAAGGCTATGTGTACAGTCGTTCAGTAGCGGAAACAATGAAGCCTATGAACTTGCTAGGCTTCCATAAGCCAATGCTTGCCAAGAAGCAATCTGATGTAGATATTCCATTATTGCGCAGCAAGGGATTCTACTTGCAGAACAAGCTTGATGGCAACCGTTGCTTGGTTCACAATGATGGTGTTAAGCTAACTGCCTACACTCGTAATGGTAAGCCAATCAATACTATTGATCACATCTTGGAAGAACTTGATGGAGTAATTCCAGAAGGCTGCACAATAGATGGTGAGCTTTACTTGCATGGCACGATTTTACAGACTTTGGTTAGTTGGATTAAGCGGAAACAGCCAAATACCAAGAAAGTTGAATATCACATCTATGATATGATTTCAAATGAGACTTTTGGCAGCCGTTCGGACTCGCTAGGAGCGATTCTAAGCCGTTTTAAAGGCGAGACAAGCTATCCTATTAAGGTAGTAGAAACGACTTACTACGAGCCGGAGAATCCCGTA